TTCCAAAGGGCATCGGGATCAGGCATTACTTACTCTTGAGATACTTCAGAACGGTTTGAGGATCACTGACAAGATAAGGATCAGAAGGGCAGTTACCAATCTTTCCATCTTCAACGAAAGTCATTTCGATTTCGCCGTGATCAACAACCATAGCATATCTCCAAGAGCGGAATCCAAAACCACGATTTGTTTTAGGGATTGACATCCCCATCGCATTTGTAAACTCACCGTTCCCATCAGGAATAGGTTTCACTTTCTCAATACCTAGTTGTTTAAACCAAGCGTTCATGACGAAAGTATCATTGACCGAGAGGCAATAAACTTCATCAATCATTTCATTACGAATGTCATCATATGCTTCCTCATAAGCAGGAAGTTGAAAATTGCTACAGGTAGGGGTGAATGCTCCAGGAAGAGCAAAGATTACAATTCGCTTGTCTTCAATGAGATCTAGAGAATTGAATTGACCCCAACCTTTATCAAAGGTTTGAAAAATTACTTCTGGGATTTGTGCCATGGTAAAAAGTATTTAATGGATTACATAACTCCAAAAAACAGTTTACCAGTAAATGCGTAAGAAATCAAGGCTGCAACGAAACCCATCATGGCGGTACGACCATTAAGTTTCTCTGCACGTTCTGCATACGTCTCATAACCATAACGCTCAGCGTCGGTTTTAGACACATACATTTGGGGTTCTTTGGCGAACATATTGTTCTGCCCAAATTCGTTAGTTGTAACGGTCATTGTATTCTGTAAAGAACTGTTACAACTATATATCATTTCTTTACATTTGTCAAGCACTTTCAAATATTAAGATTTTGAATCCAACAAAAAAGGACCCCTTATGGGGTCCTTATGAATGGGTCAAATTGACTCCACCACCTTGTTTTTATTTTAGAGAACAGGGAAACTCTTTCTGTTTTATGTGCGACTGTCATCCAGTCAAAAGCCATCTAGTTTAGAGTCTATTGGTAAAGACTAGGAGAACGTAATTACATCCTTAGACCCTGCACCGAAGAAAGGAACATCTACGAGACCTGCTGCAACGTTAACGTTATAGTCAGGGTCGAAAGAAATCGTGTCATCGTTTTCACTGACGGAAAACTTATACTCAGTTTCTTTAGGCAGTTGGCGTTGAATTGCTTTCATGCCTTGATAGTGACGCCAGAGTTCCATTTGGAGACCAGCATCAACATCATTTTCCATAGCGTCTTTGACGCAATTTTCGAGTGCTTTGATAGCAGTTTGATAAACGTTCATGATACAATGTCGCGTACATAGCAGGGAACACGATCTGGGTCCAACCATTTCGTGTATTCAAAATCCTCCATAGCATAATCTAGTTGGATAGAATTATCAAGGAGGTACATATCCTTGTACCTTTTAGTCCAATCGTCGAACTTTTGGATTCGGTAGTCAGGACGACCGTTGAGAGCGATCGTCCCAGACTGGACATACCGATAAGGATAGCGTTCAAGAAGAACTGTCACTTTGCTCATAATAAAAAAGGTCCTGTTCAAGTTTAGTCAAAAGGATGTCATAATCCTCATCTACATCACCATAGAAGTCAACACCTTTCTCCTCAAAAAATTTCACGATTTGATTATAAAGGATAGGATACTCGATGTCAAGTGTTACTTGTCGATCAATGGCATCGTAGAGGATACCAACAACAGACGAGAACTTTTGTGCTGTAGTCATAAGATTTTACCTTATAATGGACCATATGCCCAAAAGGGCAACGGGTCAGGTAGGAATCGAACCTACGACCGACTGCTTAGAAGGCAGTTGCTCTATCCGCTGAGCTACTGACCCAGTGGTTGCAAGGTCTTCCTCCGACTCAAGCTCGGCAAAATGGTGCAGTTGATCGATAAAAAGATCGAACAATGCATCGGTTGTTGCTTCGTTTTCGTAGAACTCTGCGTTCATTGGAGAACTCCCTTGACTACCTCTGAATTATAACAGACCTATTAGCAGCGGTCAAGGGTTGAAATAATCTTTTCGCATGTACCTACCAAGGATGTTTGAATTGTAAAATGCAGGTGTCCCATCTGACATCGCCTCCGTAAGTACATTGTTGAGAAAAAGTTGTCGGGTCTCTTCAAAATTTGTGAGTCCCTTAGATTTATGTAGGCTTAATATATCTCTTTTAAACGATATTTTCCCCTGAGTTCTGACATCATCAGCAAGTTCCTTACTACTGCCGTAGTATCTTTTCCAGTCGCTTTCACTTTTAACTCGCCTAGACTTACCTCTAGGCTTTCTATGTTGGTAGAAGTATTTTCTTCCGATGTACCTTTTACCACTACAAAGGTTTGTAATGCAATAGACGAAACCGAAATAATCGTCAATGTTCTCAGATAGAAAAGGGTGTCCGTTAAAAATCCAGGGGTTTTCATAATCAATCGGGGTCTCCGTCGTCGTCGTTTTGGTCAATGTAGCTACTCGCTGTTCGCTCGCTACTCTTATCTATGTAAGCAGAGGGATCAGCGTAAACTTCTGCCTTGAGTTCAGCAACTGCTATCTCAAGGTCTTGAATTAGTGTCTTAAGATTCTTTTTATTCATGAGTAATATTCTTGTAGAATCATCAGAACTCTGTTGAGCATATAATGTGCTCCGTCCTTCCAGTCTTCACTGGCTCCATCATAATCACCCCGATATAGTTCTGATTTCAAATGGTGAATCCTCGGTTCAAAATCTACTTTTTTCATTATAGATCTGCCCGAGGGTGGATATTTTTGAATGATGCGTTTCAGATCGTCGTCAGACATGCTTGAAGTTCCTGCCAGTCTTTGTCAAATAGTTCTAACCCCTTATCGGTAAGAACATGCTTATACATTTTATGAAAAACGGGAAGAGGGATAGTACAAATATCAGCTCCCACTCTAAAAGCAGTGGATACTTGGTGAACATCCCTAATCGATGCAGCAAGGACCTGCGTCTTTGCCTGGTGCGTAGCGAATACATCTGCAATTTCCTCAATTAGTTTATGACCATCAAACGATTGATCATACACTCTACCCACAAAGGGTGAAACGTATGTCGCCCCTGCTTTTGATGCAAGGATCGCTTGTGCCGTACTGAAAATCAATGTGACGTTAACATTGATCTCGTCGTTAGTCAGGTCTCTACATGCTTTGAGACCTTCTGGTGTGCAAGGAACTTTGATTGTAATGTTTGGTCCGATCTCGATGAAGTCTTCTGCCATATCTAACATTTCCTCAGCGGTCTCTCCGACCACCTCAGCAGATACCGAAGAGTTCCAAGGAAAGATCGCAGAGATCTCCTTGATAACACTCTTAGGGTCTTCGCCTGCTTTGAGCATAAGAGATGGGTTTGTCGTAACGCCATCAATTAGTCCTGTCTCGTATGCTTGGGCAATGAGTTCGGGATCAGAACAGTCCAGAAAAATTTTCATGACTCTCCTGTGTAGTTTGTCTGTATTTAGGATAGCAAAAAAGCACCCATGTGGGTGCTTTGTTATCATCTTAACATATTTAAGATGTTATTTCACTTGACGTATGTGCGACCACGATAGCAGAAGGTGCCGTGAGTTTCCTCAGGTACTTGATGAACTACACAGTCAACACCACGATATTTGGTGACGTTGATTTGTGCGTCATGAAGAGCTGCTGCTTTGTCGATTTGCTTTTTGATCAGTGTTAAGGTGTTCATGATTGACTCCTGAAATAATAGGGTGATTAACCTTCTCAGCTTTCGCTGGATCCGTTACCCGTTCCTTCAGTCGTGTGCGTCCCAGTAATGATTACATTCAGGCACAGATTCCTTTACGGTCTCTACTAACTCCAAAACTATGTGTGGAGGTAATTCTGATCTGTTCTTTTCGATCCTGAACACTAGTGCATCAGCATCAGAACACATCATATTTGCATAGAATAGTAATTCAAACATGGGATGAACGCTCCGTTCCGCGACTTACTTGCGTCCCACCAAAGTGGGATGAACGTAAAGTTCGTATCTATTGATACATCTATATTTATATCATAGATGTTTTTTAAATGTAGTTCAGGGTGATACGTTTTTACGATCTCTTAATGCTTCTTTCTTGGCAGCGGTCCAGATCATGTCTGTAACGTCTGGACCGAGCTCATTAGCAGTTTCTACCAAGTCATCATAGACTGAATCCAGCGAAGGTGTTTGCTTGGACATCTTGTTTGATTCCTCCGACGACATAACTTTCAATCTCCGTTTCTTGAGGTGCGTTTTGCTGACCCTTAGAATTGAGCCAGTGCTCAGTCCAGGGAAGAGGATTGTTCTTAGCAGGAATATCAAAGATAGGATCAAGACCGATCGCTTTCATACGACGGTTTGCAATCCACTCAACATAGTTGTGAAGCAGTCGATCATTCAGACCAATCATACTACCTTGCTTAAACAAGTAGTCTGCCCACATCTTTTCTTCATCAACTGTCCTTCTAAACATTTCTGCTACGAAGGGTTTTTCTTCTTTTGCGATGATTGCCATTTCTGGATCGTCCCCTTCTTTCCATTTCCTGAGGATATTTTGCGTGATAACCAAATGTTGGCTTTCATCTCTAGCAATAAGAGAGAGTATCTTTGCCGAGCCCTCCATAAGTTTATTCTCGCCAAAAGCAAACGAACACGCGAAGGAAACGTAGAAGCGAAT